CCGCAAGTCTCTTTGAATGGAACATCGTGAAACTGATCATCGCCACCATGAAAAAGACCCATTGGGCGAGAGTTTCTATTGCCAACCTGTTTATGTTCGCATGTCTCCTCCCCACCTTCCCACTCCGCCGTCCCGTAGTCCCGCAAACCCCAGTACGGCGGACTAGTCACGCAACATTGCACGCTCCCAGCCTCCAAGATCGGCAGAATGTCGCGGCAATCGCCACAATGGATTTCTAATCGCCCGTCCATGAACCAAGTTGTTCGAGTTGCCGTTGCAGCCCAGGATCACGCAACTTATCCCGCTCAAAGCCATCGTAAGCTTCCTCCAATCGTTCCCACGGATCTGTCTTGCGCCCCACGTACGCCGCAAAGTTCATCACCCCATGCGAAAAAGCGCCAATCACCGCATCAGCCCGATCCGGCGATTTAACCCCGCGCGCCGCCATATCGTCCTTTTTCTCGATCCCGAGCCGGCCACGGACGTCCAGCGTGCTCTTGCGGCTAGTCAGCTGACCCACCAACGTCGGATCATTGAGCAGCACCAGCTCGCCTCGCGCTACCCGCTGAGCGAAACTGTGCCAGACCTCGGCGCCACGGCTTACGTAATGATCTTCGTCGGTCGGTTTACCCCCGAAACTGAACCGGTTAATCGGCCAGCCAGCATCTCTGAGCATATCGCACATCGGCAGCCCGAGCCCGCCAGCGTCACCCCAGATCTGTTCGGCTCTCAAACCAGCCTTGCGAAACTCCAGCAAGAACCGCCCAACAATCGATATGGCGTTGGTATCATGCCAGCCGATCAAGTCCAGTAACTTGTTCCCGGTCCGGATAGCAAGCACGTTCTCGTCCCGGCCTTGAGCGAAATCGCAAAACGCCGCGTATTCGTGCCGGCTGATCCGGGCGCCAGGCGGATTGGCGATCATCTTGCGCAAAGGCTCGAAAGGCACGATAAAGCTCTCGCCCTCAGCCAGATCCATAAACTCGCCATAGATCGAGCTGCGAACCAATGGATGATTCTCGCCGTAAGTCTCCAGCATGTCGCGAATCTTTTCCCGCGGGATATGCGGGCAATCTTCTAGGGAAATCTCAAAACAGATATGGTTCTGGCGATTCAAGCTGAACGCGTCAAAGAACGTGCCACTGCGCAGCCCCGGCGAGCTGATGATTAAGAGCACCGCGTAGCCGCATCGGTCAACCGCCTCAAAGATCGGCGCCTCAATGCTTTTGGCCTCATCGATGATCATTAAGAGCGGCGCGCCCTTAGTGCCATGATGACCCTCAACCCGCTGGCTCTCATCGGTGGTAAAGGCCACCAGCTGACCGCCTTGCGGAGTACGGATCTCGCGTTGCAAAAACGTCCAGTGCTTCAGATGCGGATCGCGGTAACTGAACAGCGCTCTCATCAATTGAGAGTCAAGTTGACGCGAATCGGCGCTCATCAGAACGACCTTGCTGCGCGGGTAACGGTCAAGCCACCGGCAAATAGCAGTCGGAATAACGATAGAGCTTTTGCCGCTGCCATTCGGTGTGCGCACGGCGATCCGAACCCGCTCATACTGTGAGCCTTGGTCGACGGCCTCGGCGATCTCGGCTTGCCAACGATACAAGTCGCGGCCCAAAACCGTGCGCGCAAAGAGCAGGGGACTGTCACGGAGACCTTTGGCTAATTTCATTTCTTTAGGGTAGTGGTCCCAAGGAGTGATCCCGGGACCACTTTTTTGCTTTGCTGCGCTCGGCTCGGCTCTGCTTCGCTCCGCTCCGCTGTGCTAGGCTAGGCTCGGCTGAGCTTTGCTCAGCTAGGCCTTGCTCGGGTCGGCTACGCTGCGCTACGCTACGCTGTGCTCGGCTTGGCTGTGCTCGGCTTCGCTGTGCTCGGCTGGGCTGGGCTTCGCTCAGCTCGGCTTGGCTTTGCTCAGCTCGGCTTGGCTTTGCTGCGCTATGGTAATCACTTGGCCGCCTTTCGCAGTTCTTGGACTAAGTGTTTATCACTTGCTGGTAAATCTCCGATCCAACCCTCCAGCGCATCCGCCGCGCGGGCACACAACGCTTTAAGCGCAGCAATCTCGACTGCAAAAGCGCTCGACCCCGTCAGCACAATCGGCGGATTAGGGTTAATCAGCCCCGGACACGCGCCAGCGCCAGCCCGCTTGTGGTAACCGATTCCGCCGCAGTACGGACATGGCATGCTCTCACTTATGTGATGACGTGTCATCAGTTTTCCCGTTCCCCGACGCCGGCCGATACTTCTGAAACATTGAGCAGACGGTGTCACGGACCGGCTTGGCCTCCTGCTCGATCTGCTTGGCTTCAGCCCCACTGATGTTAATAGCTAAATTGTTCTGGGTGTATGAGTTACTGAAGCTGAGCTGAATCTCGGGCTTGGCAAACTGAGTCGGGTATTTTCGTTCAAGCATCCAAGCTGCGCCACACCAGTTGCCAACCCCATCCCAGATCCGTTTGCGATATGGCATTTCGCGAGCCAATTCCGCTTTCTTTATTTCTGGGCATAAGTCACCAGCGCGATAACGCCGGATAGTTCGCTCGTGAACGCCGACGAATTCGGCGACTTGCTGATCGGTGAAAGCGAGCCAGAAAAGCTCGGCGATCTTAGAGATGAGGGTTGGAGTCAGCTTAGGTGGGCGGCCTCTTGGCATAAAATTTCCTGGCGTGAACGCCTTTTTCTAAATCCAAGGTAAAACTGAAGGGTTTAACGAACTTATCTTTGTCGAATGCCTTCATAAAAATGCGCACGCTAGGAGGAAGCTTAAACCAACCGAGCGACTCGACGTAGAGCCCTTCTGCTTTAACCAGGGCATTTTGGTCTACTGATAATTTAAACCCGCGAACCAGGGCCAAAGCGACCGGGCACTCGGATTCAGATTCTTTAAAGCCATATTTGATATCCTTTTTCGTAACAACGATTCGCTTGAGTTTCATATGTCAGTGTCAAAACTGTTTCAAAATCTGAATATCCTGAGTATGTGTCAAAAACCCCCTATCTCTCTCTCTTAAGAGAGAGGGGGTTTTGACACACAGGTATTCTGCCGGTATCATAACATTTATGACACTAATTGGCACAAAGGCGGGGGTTTTGACACAAGGCTAGGGGGTTGAGCCATTAGTTTTAAGGAACTCGGAGGTGAGTGCATACTCGTTATTGATTGGGCTTAAGTAGATGAGTTTCTGGGTTTTAGCATCGCGTAAGCGTCGGTCGAAAGTGCTTTTTTTCATCTGGCACAGGTCGGAGGCGCGTCGGTAAAGGTCTGAGTAGGTGATCGATTCGTCGCTATGAAGCAAGGCGCACAGGGATTCGGCGCTGGAAAGCTTGGGTCGGCCGCCCTTTGGTTGTTTAAGTCGCTCGGGATCAAGGTCTGAATCGAGTCGGAAACGGGGATATTCCCAGCGAACGGCAAAGGGTTCGGTGGGTGGAAAGTCGCGTAAGGTGGCTTCGACGCTGAAAGCGTTCTCGGTTTCTAGGTCGGTAAAGGTCATGAGAGCGTCTGGGAAGCGCGCCCAGACCCCTGAGCCGCTGAAGCGGTCGATGGACTCTTTGGCGCTTGAGTCGCCTTTAGCGAAATGCTGAAGCAAGGCGATACTGGCTTTGAGGCTAAAGCCCAAAGCCAGGAAACGGTTGAGGAGATCGGTGACGACCCCGGCATCGTTCTCGTTTTTGCCGCCGAGCAGACGGTACATTGGATCCAGGGAAAGGATGCCGTAGGTATTTTTCTGGATATAGGTTTTGAGCAGATCGAGATCGGCAACGGTGAAATCTTTGCCTCGGGCGCTAATGACGTGGATATTACCACAGTCGCCCTGTTCGTAGGAGTCTTTAATGAGTTCTAAGCGTTCGCGCAAGGTTGCGCCATGCAGCTCAAGGTCAATGTGAAGGACGCTGGCTTGGTGGGTTGGGAAGCCGAACCACGGCATACCGTTGGAGACGCAATAGAGCAGATCGAGGCGGGCCCAGGACTTCCAGCGTTTAGCTTGTCCGCCCATTAGGAGAATTTCCTCTTGACGGAGCAAGCCCTCGATAATGGTTGGTGGTTTCTTAGCGGGGAGTTGCTCAAAATTTAGGACCTCGAATGGTTGGCGTGTCTCGCTGCGGGTTTGGGCTTGCGCATGTATTTGCTCGAAAGGATCGCGGTTAGCATCCATGGGTGGGGGGCTTTCATGGTGCTTTGGTGATTGCGAGGCGTAAAATCTTTCGGCCGGCGGAGTCGTATGTCCAAAAACCTATGGCGCGGAATGCCACATGGCCGACCCTGGTTTTGCCGACAAAAGCCCAACCGTGGGTTTGTCCGGTGTCGTAGAGGTCGATTCGGATTGGCTCGTAGCCATCATTGAACCGGAGGCGCTCGACCTCCTCGGAGATGATCTTGTGCCAGAAATTGAACTCGTTGTTCCAATCGGTTTGCAGCGTTGGCTCGGGCATAAGGGAGAGTCCTTTGCAGCTTGGGAGACATGAGTTTCTATCTTGTTATTCCGTAGGATTCAATCGTTTTAGGAGCCTGCCAGAGCGTTTTTGTTTCCAGTGGCCGCTGTCTTTACCCGCGGATGGCCCGAAACGCGTTCTAGCTGGGTCCTGGCGCGTCCTGGGGGGTAACTGGGGGATCGGCT